AATATTATACGGATGGCCGCCACGTGCCCCTCTGGGAGTTAGAGGTCTACTATAAATAAGGACCCAATATACCCAATTCCATAAGACTTTAGCAGAGCAACCATTTGGGTATACCTAGCTTATTTACGAGAATGCCATCCCAACCCAGAAAATTCCTTATTAATGCTAAAAATTATTTCCTTACTTATCCACAGTGTTCCCTTACTAAAGAGGAAACACTTTCCCAAATTCTAAACATCCAAACACCCACAAATAAGAAGTTCATCAAGATAGCAAGAGAATTACACGAGAATGGGGAACCTCATCTCCACGTGCTTATCCAATTCGAAGGCAAGTTCAAAACCCAGAATTGCCGATTCTTCGACCTGGTTTCCCCAACCAGGTCAGTACATTTCCATCCAAACATTCAGGGAGCTAAATCAAGCTCAGACGTCAAGACCTACGTCGAGAAGGACGGAGACACCATCGAATGGGGAGAATTCCAGATCGACGCAAGAAGTGCTAGAGGAGGTCAGCAGACGGCTAACGAGTCTTACGCCAAGGTCCTAAATGCATCATCCATCACAGAAGCACTTCAAATTCTAAAGGAGGAACAACCAAAGGACTTTGTCCTTCAACATCACAACATACGCTCCAATCTAGAGCGTATCTTTCAGAAGGCTCCGGAGCCATGGACTCCTCCGTTTCCCCTCTCCTCCTTTAACGCCGTACCGGAGGAGATGCAGGAATGGGCTGATGAGTATTTCGGTGTCGATCGCGCTGCGCGGCCGGAAAGACCTGTTAGTATCATCATTGAAGGTGATTCGAGGACGGGGAAGACAATGTGGGCTAGGTCTTTAGGGTCCCACAACTATTTGAGTGGACACCTAGATTTCAATTCTAGGGTTTATTCCAATGAGGCGGAGTACAACGTCATGGATGACATCACTCCGCAATACCTAAAGTTAAAGCACTGGAAAGAGCTCATCGGGGCCCAAAGGGACTGGCAGTCCAACTGCAAATACGGGAAGCCAGTTCAAATTAAAGGCGGTATACCATCAATCGTGCTCTGCAATCCAGGAGAGGGGGCCAGCTATAAAGATTACCTCGACAAAGAGGAAAATGCATCCCTAAGAGCGTGGACACTCCACAATGCTAAATTCATCTTCCTCGACTCCCCCCTCTATCAAGCCAACGCACAGAGCAGCGAAAAGGAGAGCCAATCGCCGTAAAAGGATTGACATTAGCTGCGGGTGCTCGATATACGTCCATCTCAAGTGCAGTAACAATGGATTCACGCACAGGGGAACTCATCACTGCGCCTCAGGCAGAGAATGGCGTATATATCTGGGAGATAACAAATCCCCTGTATTTCAAGATATACCATGTAGAACACCCACCGTACACCAAGACAACAATCTACCACGTCCAAATCCGATTCAACCACAACCTGAGGAGAGCACTGGGTCTCCACAAAGCCTTTCTCAACTTCCAAGTCTGGACGACATCGATTCGAGCTTCTGGGACAACTTATTTTGCTAGATTTAAACATTTAGTTTTAATGTATTTAGAACAATTAGGGGTAATTTCAATTAACAATGTAATCCGTGCAGTATCAAATGCAACGGATAAGAAATATGTACATCATGTAATTGAATTTCATGATATAAAATTCAAATTATATTAATATATAAAATTCAAATAATATTTATGAATAGCCAGTAACGGATACATCACAAGAACCCAATACAAATGACCCATCTACATCACAATGGGCCATGGCCAACATAAACAGGCCATTCTTCTTAATATCGGTCCAGGCGTTAGAGGTGTTGTTTGCGTGATAGTCTACCAATATGGGCCTCATATTCTTCGATCCGGAATACTGGCCCATTTTCCTCATCCTGGGCCTCAGGTCCAAATCCACAAGAACATGATCCCTGCTATGTGTATCTTTTTGGAAGGGCTGCATGGACCTCTTCACATCGGACAATATCTGGAAACGGCCCAGCGAGTCCTGCTTCATATGACAGTTAATCATGGTCTGCGTGTCACTGTCAATGCTGGGCGTCTGATACACATCGGACCACGAAGGAACGTCTTTCCCAGGCGTCCTATCCACAAGAATTACCCACCTGAAGAATACATTTCCCAGATCACCCCCACTACCACTAGAGGGCATCGTGAAAGACCATACAGATTTGATATTAATACTCCACACTTTAATTGTAGAACCCCTCCTCTGATCAACACCCTGACCGCGAGCAGGCAACAATATCATCTGACCCTGATTATTCTTGTATGTTGGACCACCATAGCAATTACAGGCATTAGTCAATCGGAATCTGTCTGTAAGACCCCTGCTCTTTACCGGTACCTGAGATGCGTACGGGCTGGGATAACCGAAGTTCAGTCTCCTCCTCGCCGTCGACCTCTGCTGAATCTGTCTGAATCTCTTCGCCATCTGGTACGGCGTTAAGGGCGTGAAAGAGGCCTTTCGTTTCCGCCTGAAGTCCATTGATCCAGTCAATGAATTGCTGGGCCGTTCCCTTCTCTACGATCCAGCGACTCACAGCAGGTAACAGATCTTTGGGCTCTATCTTGTTACCTTCTAACTGACAAAATAACTGATCCATGTGCAAATATTATATTGGGCCTAGGCCCAATTTATAACTACTTAGGCAACAAGTTGTTACAAAAGAACTAAGCTTTGAGGCGTGTTTCTCATTGATACACGTATCCTTCAGAGGACCCACATGTCATTATTGCGGCCGACAAAGCGGCGAGAAATGCGGAAGCGGGTCGGGGGTCAAAAAATCGCGCGGCCATCCGGT